GCCGTGCTGCTCGAAGAAGGCGACAACTCGGCTCTGAGCGATGCCGCGGCCGTAGCCGATGCCGACCTGCTCGGCACCGAAGCGCTGGCAGGCTTCCAGTATGACGATGACAACGAAACCCGCAAGCTCGGGTACATCGGCTCGAAGCGTTACATCCGCGCGACCATCACCCCCACTGGGAATGCCAGCGCCGCATTGCTTTCTGCGGTTTGGGTACAAGCGGGCGCGCGTGTTGCGCCGCAATCGTAGCAGGTGAGGCATGAGAGTCCATCTCAAATCTTTATATGCGGGTCCGCTGGGCAGTTATGGCCCAGGTGACTGCGATGTGCCGATTGAGATCGCCCAAGATCTGATTCGAGCCGAGGTTGCGGTGGCTCTGCCTGCCGTTGTGGAAACCCGCAAAGCGGCTTCTGTGCCTGATCTGGAGGTGATACAAAAAATGCCGCCTCCCTCCCGCACGGGTAAGAAAGCCAAGCCCGCTGAATCGGTAGCCTCAGACGATTAGTCTGTCTACAGGCGCTCCTCTGTCACCCCTTCCATGATGGGGGAGCGTCTTCTCTGGAGTTTTGTATGAACCTGCGTGTGATTACCGCCCCAACCGAAGAGCCCGTTTCCACGGAAACGGCGAAGTTGTTTTTGCGTGTGGATGCTTCGGCGGAAGACACGCTGATCGCTTCGCTGATCAAGGCGGCACGGGAAAAGGGCGAGGAGCTTTCACGGCGGGCGTTTGTGACGCAGACGCTGGAGATGATCGTGGATGATTTCCCGCCCAATTATGCGCTGAAAGTGGCACGGCCGCGCCTGCAGAGCGTGACCTCGGTGACGTATTACGACGAGGATAACAATTCGGCGGTGTGGACCGATTACGTGGTCAATGCGCGCAGTGAGCCAGGGACCATCATCTTCGACAGCCTGCCGAGTGTGGCGCTGATGGAGTCGGGCGGGGTGGTGGTGCGGTTCGTGGCGGGCTATGGCGCAGCTGCAGCGGTGCCTGAGCGGATCAAAAACCTGATCCTTTCGCTGGTGGCGTATTGGTACGAGAACCGTGAGAGCCGCGATGTGCCCGCTGATATCCGCAAGGGATTTGTGGCGGAGCGGGCGGTGTGGTTCTAATGGACAAGATCGGCAAGTACCGTCATCGGATTGTGATCAAGGCGGCGCCCACTGATTCCAGCCGCGATTCGTATGGCAGCCGCAAGGGCACAGGCTCAACGGTGGCCACGCTTTGGGCTGAGAAAACAGACTGGGGCGGCGACGAGACGACCGAGAAGGGCCGCGAAACAGCAGCGGTGCAGACCAAGTTCCGCATTCGGTATCGCACCGACATCAACACGAGCATGACCGTCGAGTTCGAATCCCAGGTGTATGACATTCTTGCGGTGATGGATTTCGACGGCACAAAACGTGAAACGTTATTGACAACCCGAAAGGTGGTTGACGCATGAAAGTAAAACTGAAGACCGCAACTGTACACGAAGGCTCGGTGTGGCCTGCCGATTCTGTTCTGGATGTTGACGATAAAACAGCCAGACAGATGATCGAAGACAACAAGGCCGTGGCCGCAGGAGTCCTTCAGACTGGCGGTTCACCGAAATCAGACTTCCCTCCCAGTGACCTGAGCGAGGACAAAGGGAAGAAAGGCAAATAATGGCGCGACGCCCCCGCATGGATAAAAGCATCACAGGCCGTTTGCAGCTTGATCCCGCTTCGTACAAACAACACAAGGCGGAACTCAAGCAGCTCGAACGCGCCGTGAGAAAAGAGATCATCGAGAAGGCCTTGATGGCTGGCGGTGAGATCGTCCATGCCGCGGCGGAGGCCAAAGCGCCTGGCAAACTTGAGATCCGTATTGTCGGCGGGCGGTCCTTGCGCAAACGTGTGGATGGACGCCTGCAGGCCATCGTGAGAGCCAATGGAAAATTCTGCGCAATCGGCCCCGATGCAAAGCACTGGTATTACCGCTTTTCAGAGTTCGGCGCGAGTGCGCACGATATTCACCCGAAAACCAAGAGTGCAATTGCATTCATGGGCGATAGCGGGATGGTGGTGCGCGGCTCTGCGAAGGCGACAGGTGCGGTGCGCATTCGTCCTTTTCTGCGGCCTGCCGTTGATACCAATGCAGATGCGGTGGTCGGTTTGATGGGCGATGTGCTGGCTGCCGAGATCGCAAAGGCTGCGAAGGCGTAACGATGCCGACCATTGAAGCTGGACTCAAGGCGTATATCGAAACCCAGGTGGCGTCGGCTGGCAACGGCTATCCACGCGAAGTGCCTGTGGATGCGGACTTTCCCGCATGGTCTTATTTTTGCGTGAGCGACGATGAGCTGCTCGCGCACGATGGACCGACAGGTTTTGCCAGCGCGCGTATTCAGTGCGATTTCATCGCCAAGGATACAGGCAGCGCGAGCGCGTATGCCGTCACCAAAACGATCGCCACTGCCGTGCGTAATGCGCTGGATGGTTTTCAGGGCAGCATGGGCGGCGTGACGGTTGATTATTGTAAAACCGAGTTGACCGACGACTGGGCAGAGATCCATCAATTGCCTGTGCAGCGGTTCGACGTGATTTTGAGATACCACAGATAAGGAGAATATTATGGCTGGAACAATTGGCGGCTTTGGTTTACAGGTGAAGATCGATATTGCCGCGACGCCGACATTGATCACCTATCTACTCGAAGGCGAAATCCCGAAGTTCAAGAAGTTCATCGCGGAAGCGACGCCGCAGGACGCGAGCGGCGGGTATGCGGTGCGCGTGGCCACTGGCAAACGCAGCCTTGAGTCTTTCAAGGTGACGCTGGGCTGGGATTCAGACGAGACCACCCATGCGGCGGTGATGACGGCATTCGACAGCAATTCACCGAACACCATCGCGGTGCTTTCACCTGGAACGGATGAGACCATCACGTTCAGCGCGCACATCGAAGAGGTTGGGCGCATGACCAAAGACGAAGATGCGTACAAGGCGGAGGTTCTGATCACTCCGACTGGCGCGCCGACGATTTCTTAGACCCCTGTCCTCCAAATATCCGACGAAGTCGGTATTTGGAGGAGCAGATCAATCAATATAAAGGAAGGTAGACATCATGAACGGATTGTTGACAAAAAACGACTTTGAACAAAACCTCGGAATGGTGCTTGAAAAAGTGCCGACCCCTGAAATCAGGGCAGGTAGTTTTGTTTATGTGCGATCCATGAACGCTGAAGAACGCGGTTTCTTCGAGAGTGAAATCGCGCGATACAAGGAAACGAATGGCAAGACCGATTTTCCGCGCATGTTCACGCGGAAGGTCGCCGCAAAGTGCGCCTGCGACGAGAAAGGCGAGCGCATTTTTACAGATGGCGAAGTCACCATCCTTGCAAAATCCAATGCGGCCGTAGTGGCGCGTATTGCGGCGGCTGGGCAACGGCTCAGCGGATTTTCAAAGCAGGATATTGAGGATCTGGAAAAAAACTCAGACGAAGCCCAACCCGAAGATTCGCCTTCCGTTTAGCGGCCAGGCTGGGCTTCGTTGATGTGGACGCGATGCTGGCTGGCATGTCATCGCGGACGCTGGCTGAGTGGATGGCGTATTACATGATCGAGCCGTTTGGCGATGAACTTATGGATGTGCATTTTTCCAGGTTGGAAGCGATCCTGACCAGCACGAAAGATGACAAAAAAGACCCGCAAGACAACCGTATTTGGAATCGAGAGGAAAAGGAAACATTCGATCCGCAGGCGTTCTTCGATGGATTGAAAGACGCGGCAAAACGAGTGCAGGATAAATAATGGCAACGACTTTATCAAATCTTCGGGCATTGCTGGCGCTCGACCCCTAGGCATATTTGCAGGGGTTGGCCGATTCACAGGCGGCCGCTGTTACGTTTGGAGACAAGCTCTCGAGCGTGGGCGGCGCTGTGGTGCTGGGCGGTTTGACGGCGGCGGCGACGGCGGTGGTGGCGATCGGCGGCGCAGCGTTTGACGCGGCTGAACAGGTGGATGAGGCTTTCGACAAGATCGCAGTGGGAACGGGGGCGACGGGCGATCAGCTCGCGATATTGCAGGACGATTTCAAAGCGGTGTT